GTGGTTCCAGAGAGCAGCGATGAAAACGGTGTTCTCAGGGACGAGCTAACCGTACATATCGGGAGGGAAGGATCGAAATCGCCGCGAGATGCACCGCGGCGATTTCGCTTTTTTCGCGGCGCGGCTCGACGCAAGCCGATATGCTGCGACCGGCGCACGATGCGCCAGAAGGAGACAGCAGATGACAGATAGCGAACTGGTGAAGTGGGCCGAGCGCGTCCGCGTTCTGTTTCGCGGCGACATGGATGAACTGCTCTTCTCGCTCGCGAAGAACCGCATAGCGGAGATGTCGTTTACGGGCGCCTGGGCGGCGCTCGACGACTATGCGATCGCGCACGGCGGAGCGCGCTCGAGGTTCATCCCGGGCAAGTTCCTCGAGTTCGTTGGCGCGAGGAAGCAGCTCGACGGCGCGAAGCTCGCCGCGATCCGCCGGCAGACCGACGCGGATCAGAGAGCAGCGGATCGCATCAACGCAGAGGGCCAGGTCGCGCGCGAGACTCGCGAGCAGATCGAGGTCATCCGGCGCGGCCCGAAGGCGCGCGTCGACGCCGCGATCCAGTCGCTCGGCTGGGGGATGCCTCCGCGCGAGGTCGAGCGCTGGCCGCGGTCGTTCCTCATCGCGGTCTCCGATCTGCTGCTCGGCGCGGAGCTCTTTGCGCGCGATCCGGCGTCCGGCCTCTGGGATCGGCGCGTGCCGGCCGCAGAGTTCTATGCGCTGGCTCTGAGGCCTCCAGAATCGCCGGAGAGCTCCTCGGAGCCGAGATGGGTCTACGGCGCTCCGCAGGCCTCAAGCGCCCCAGAGGCGACGGGCGAGGCCTACGCGGCCTCCCTGCGCGCCCTGCTCGTCGAGGCGCGCGAGGCCGAGGATGTGCCGTTCTAAGTCCCTATAACGCGATTCCGAGGCAATTTCGGAAATTCGCGGCAAAGTCTGCAACGAGCGACGGGAAAAGCCGTATACTGTGCAGACCAACCGCGGCACGATGCCGCAGAGGAGACAGCCATGACGATCGCCGAAGTCGAATCCCTGACCCTTAGCCTCGAGATCGCGCTCGCCGTTGCCGAGGACGCGTTCAACGCCAAGCGCGCTCGCCTCGAGTCCGGCTTCGCGGCCGAGCGCGGCTGGAAGCTCCCGCTGAAGAAGCATCAGTTCCGGGAGATGAACGGCACGATCGACCTCCTCATGCTCGAGTCGACCGAGTCGCGCCGGATGAGCGAAGCGCGCCGCGCGCTTCAGGCGCACAACTGGAAGGTCTGCCGGATGCGTCACGGATACCAGGCCTGAGACGATCGGGAGCGGGGAGCCGTCGCGAGACGGCTCCCGACTCCACACCGTCGCACGATGCGACAGAAACGGAGACAGCCATGTACGAGATCTTTGCCAGCGACGAGAACCAGCAGCCGAACGGCATCGAGCCGCTCGCGACCGCACGCACCTACGAGGAGGCAAAGGGCTTGGCCTGGACGCACGCCGCCGGCCGCGCCTACGGCACGGTCATTGTCGCGCCGACCGGAGTTATTATCCGCGGCGACGAGAGCGCGGAGGACATCAAGGGCATCCTGCGCGGCGTCGAACTCGCGAGCGAGATCACCGACGAGGAGGCTGACGCGCTCGACCGCATCGTCGCGGAGAATCTCGCTCCGCGGTACGAGGGATGGCAGACCCACGCAGTCTGCATGAACGCATACGCGGATCTTGCGGAGCGCGGCCATGTCGAGCTCCCCGGCCGCTACACGCGCACCGGCGCGCCCGTCGTGATCGAGCGCAAGCACCTCCGCGCCAAGGGAGGTGCAGCGTGACGAGCCTCCTGCTCTCTCTCCTGCTCGTCCCTCCGCCGGCCGGCCTCGACACGCGACCGATGCTCGACGCGATCCGCACCGTCGAGACCGGCGGTCACGCCGACCCGGCCAATGCAGTCGGCGACGGCGGCAAGGCGCTCGGCCCGTACCAGATCCACTACGGCTATTGGCTCGACGCGACCGAGCGAGACCCGGCGCTCCGCGCGCTCGGATACCAGAGCGTGCGCGACCAGGCTACCGCCGAGCGCGTCGTCCTCGCGTACCTGACCCGCTACGCGCCAGACTGGAGCCTCCGTACCTGCGCGCGGATCCACAACGGAGGGCCGCGCGGTCACCGCAAGCCGGCGACGCTCGGCTACGCCAAGCGCGTCGAGGAGGTGGCCAAGTGAACGAGTACGCCAAGCACCAAAAGCGCATCGAGGTCCTCTGCCGCTGGATCCTCGACGCGAAGACTCCCCAGGCCGCGGTCGGCCGCTACGAGTCCGCGCGCGAAAGCGCAGCAGCGACGCCCGGAGACTTGCGCCGTCTCCGCATCGCCAAGCAGCTGGCGCTCACCGCAATCGCACATGAGGCGATCTTCGTCGCCGGATCGCACAAGGACTGACCCATGCCGACCATCTATGAAATCTCAGACGACCTGCGCGCGCTGCACGACCTCCTCGCGGAGTCTGGCGGCGAGCTCACGCCGCAGACCGAGGCCGCGTTCGCGGCGTTCGAGGCCGAACTCTCGAGCGACCTGCACGGCAAGCTCGACCGCTACTGCTCCCTGATCGCTGAACTCGAGGCGCTCGCGACCGCACGCAAGGCCGAGGCGAAGCGCCTGACAGACCTCGCGCGCACGAACGAGCGCTCGGCCGAGGCGCTGCGCGAGCGGCTCCGCTGGGTGTTCGAGGCGAGAGGCCTCGGCACGCAGCAGACCGAGCGCTTCCGCGTCTCGCTCGCGGCGAACGGCGGGAAGCTTCCGCTCGTCGTCCTCTGCGCCGAGGACGAGCTCCCGGCGTGGGCCGTGCGCTCGAAGATCAGCGCCGACACCGAGGCCATCCGCGAGCGGCTCGAGGCAGGCGAGTCGCTCCCCTTCGCGCGCCTCGGCGACCGCGGACGGAGGATCAGCATCCGATGAGAAAGCGCCCGTACATCTCGCGAAGCGTCCGCATCGGCCTCGGCGACATCGCGCGCCGCATCGCGCCGGAAACACCTGAGGAGTTTCAAGCGATCCGCTGGATCTCCTCTTTCCTCACGCATCACGCGGCGATATCGTCGCAACCGCTCGACGGCGCAGGACGCGCCCATCTGTCTCCCGAGCCGCCGGCGGTCGTGCAAGCGACCGCCGGCAGGGAGACGAAGCAGGAGACCACACCATGAGCCAGCAGCAGACGATGGGAGCGCTCGCGATCACGCGACGCGAGGGAGAGAAGATCTTCCTCGCGCTCGACGGACGCTCGCTCGGATACATCGACATCTCGCGCATCAGCGGCGAGAAGGTCGTGCTCGCGTTCGTGCTCGACAAGGCCGTCCGCATCCGGCGCGACTTCGATCAGGGAGCCTGCATCTACTGCGGCGCGGTCGAGTCGCTCGACGCGAAGGGAAGCTGCACGCATTGCAACAAAGAGAGGATGGACTGATGAAGGCACCGATCAACAACATTCACGGCGAAATCCATGTGGTCCTCGACCGATCCGAACTCGACGACGATCTCCCGGCCGTCGACCTCATCGCCTGGTTCGAGGGGCCGACCCTCGGCGACGACATGAAGGATCCGGCGATCTGGCTGACCGTCAAGCGCGCAGAGGAGCCGCTCGGAAGCTCAGACTCCATGTTCCGCGTCTCGATCGCTCGGATGCGCGCCCTGCTCGCTATGGCCGAGGCCATGCACAAGGTCGGCGACCAGGCATGGAAGGAGACGCTTGGAGAGGAGGACGACGGATGATGAATCCAAGCAGCATGATGCAGCGCCTTCAGCACGCGCACGACAACCTGTTCGAGATTCCGTCGCGAGATGTCCAGTCTCTGTTGAGTGACACGATCCTCTTCGTGCACGAGACGAACCGCGCGCTCCGTCGTCAGCAAGGGAAGGCAGACCTCCAGACTGCTCGCGAGATCTCGACGCGGCTTGCATCCGGATACTTCCACACCGACAACGCGAAGCTCTGGGGATTCGGCCGCGAGACGATCGACCGTCTCATCGAGGAGATCGAGTGGAGACGGCGCGCGATGCACGATCCGGAAGACGGCGCTCCGCATCCGTCGGATACGAACCAGATGCAGATCCTCAAGGACTGGGAAAGCCGATTTCCTCCACGATCGGAAAGCGGATCGCCGCTTGGGAGGCACGATGACGAATGAGCAGAAGGACATCGTGGCGAGGCTGCGAAAACAGAGCGTTGGAGACTACAACGCCTTGTGGTGGGACGAAGCAGCCGACGCGATCGAGCGGCTCCGCGCCGAACTTGTAAGCAAGGCTGATGAGTTGGAGGCAACCGTTCGGGAACTCCGAAAGGTTGAGACGGAATGTTCGATGCTGCGCGTCGAGTGTGGCCTTCTTGAGCGCAACGCCGAAACGACATACGAAAACCACAAGCGCATCGTGGCGGAACTCACCGCCGAGCGCGACGAGGCGAGGCGAGCATGGATCATGTTCTTCTGTAATGAAGGACTTGATATGGATCCAAATGCTCGTGTATGGCCCGACGATCCAGAGATGCTCGAAGCAGCTCGGCGCGGATGGGACTGCTTCAAGGAGGACAAGCGATGAGCCGACCGCTCGACTACGCGCGAGACCATCAGCACGGACGCACCGCCATCGCCGTCGACGAGGTCAACGGCACGCTACGCGTCTGCGCGATCGTCTCACTCACGCTCCAGATAGGAGACGCGCCGCTGGCCATCTGCGACCAGGCCGCGATCATCATGCGCGATGAGCTCGAGAGCGCCGCGCGACACACGCCACCCATGCTCCGCGTCCTCGCGGACGAACTCGCCGAGAGCCGGCGGAAAGAAGCCACACCATGAGCGGACAGACGACCGTGCAAGTCAACCTCTCCGACGACTTCGACCCGCTGAACGACGACCTACGGGCCGACCTCCGAGCGGCCTGCGGCGTCGACGGAGAAGACCACAAGTGGCGCATCGAGGTCGAGGTCGACATCGACCACGACTCCGGAGCGCTCTTCTCCCTGCGATCGAACCGCTCCGACACGGGCGGCTACCGCCGGCCGATCGGCTCCTTCTATGTCACGAAGCAGGAACTCGAGATCATCCTCGCGAACATGGAGGCCATGAGCGATGGGGACTGATTATCTCAGCATATTGCAGAGGGCTAACTGCTTCGGATGCGGATTGACGCCGAGGCAGTTTCAAATTCTGATCATCATGGCAAATCATGGTCGAGCACCGAGTCAAGAAGAAATAGCTCAAATGAGCATCCCTGACAACTTCAGGGCTTGGTGGGTGTTTGAGGTTCGAATCTCTCAGTCTAAGATCGCGGAAAAGTGCGCTTGTTCCGTTAGAACAGTTCAGCGCGCTTTGAAGGAGTTGAAGAAGCGTAGGACTGTCGAGCAGATTGCGATAAAGACAAGGGACAAGACGGATGGAAGTGTGAACCCAATCCATCTCTATCGCATATTCCTTTCCTATATGGAACTCAGGAGTTTGACCTGTGAGTGAGCAGCAGCGCGACGCCTGGCACCGCTCGACGGCACGCGCCGACGACGACGCGGCGCACATCATCCTCCGATGGCTCCTCTGGATCCTCGCCATCGGATTCGTCGCCCTCGCTCTCCTCTGCTCCGGAGGGTACGGGATCCTCTGGTCTCTCCTGTCGATCTGAGGATGTGACGCATGACCTCGAAGGAATCGCCGACGCCGTCCGATGGCTCCTCGAACTCTACGACGAGGATCCTCCGCTCCGTAGGCTTTCACCCTACGCGCGGCGTCATTCACGCGACCGCGTTCCTGCGGAAAAACGATCACGCGAAGGAGCGAGGCCGTGAGCTCCGCGAGTCGCTCGAGGCGCAGGGATGCAAGTACATCAGCGATATCATCGCGACGCGCGTCGACGAGCACCAGGTCGCGGACATCATGCTCCGCATTGCGCGGCAGCGCGTGCGCGACCGAGCGCGCAACGGATAAAGAGCCATCTTCACCCTTGCGACCGCCGGCCCTCCCCAGAGTCGGCGGTCGTTTCTTTCCTGTCCTGAAAAGAGCGCGCGGCAGGAAAGCGCTCCATGAGCCGATGGAAGGCCCGATGGGTTCGCTATCACGGCAGAAGGGCAAGCGCGCGGAACGGCAGGCGGCGAAGGCCGTCGCCGACGCGCTCGGCGTGGAGGCTCGTAGGTCGGTGCAATACTGCGGAGACAACGGTGACGCCGACCTAACGACGACGCTCGAAGGCGTGCACTTCGAGGTCAAGGCTCGCGCTTCGCACGGTTGCCTGCGCTTCATGGAGCAGGCCGAGGAGGACGCGAAGGAGGGCGAGATCCCGGTCGTGCTGCTGCGCGAGGACGGCGACACGCGCTTCTTTGCGCTCGTCGAGCTGACTCACATTCGCACGCTGGCGCTGAAGATCGCGCGGATCGGAGAAATCCCGTGACTGTTGAGGATGTCCTGAAGGTCGTGTCTGTGGTGCTCATCCCGTCGATCGGCGCGGTCGTCTGGCTGCTCTCGCAGGTCTACGGCCTGCGCGCCGACCTCCGCGAGATCCAGCAGATCCTCCGAAGCGAGCGCGAGCAGAACGCGACGCGCATGACCAACATCGAGAACAGCGTCGCCAGGCTCGCTGAGGCGCTGCACGACCTGACGATGGATCTCGCGAGGCACGGCCTCGACGAACTCCGCAAGAAGCAGTAGACAGGGAGACACCATGCCGGAGACGAGGAGACCGTCTGCGAATGTGATCCAGCTCGACCTCGAGAAGACTGGACCCTATGCGGATCCGGTCTGGTTCCTGCTCCGTTCCGACGCGCATCACGACGCGGTCGGCGCAGACCGGGAGCTCGAGGAAAAGCACCTCCGTGAAGCGCTCGACCGCAAGGCCTACATCCTCGACATCGGCGACCTCTTCGACTGCATGCAGGGCCGCTACGACAAGCGCTCTGACCGCTCGGCGCTTCGCGAGGAGTACCAGCACGGGCCGTACCTCGACCGCCTGGTCGATGTCGCGGCCGAGCGCTACCGGCCGTTCCTCGAGCGCTGGGTGCTGCTCTCTCCCGGCAACCATGAGACGAGCGTCGCGAAGCACAACGACACGAACCTGACCGAGCGGCTGTATGCGCGTCTCAAGCCGCACGCGCCGCTCCTCCAGATGGGCACCTACCAGGGCTTCGTGCGGATCCGGCCGAAGACCTCCTCCGGCCGCATCGGGAACCTGACGGTCGCGTATCACCACGGCTTCGGCGGCAGCGCTCCTGTGACGCGCGGCACCATCCAGACGAACCGCATGGCGATCGCGTACCCGGACGCCGACCTTGTCTGGAGCGGCCACACCCACACCGAGTTCTATCTCTCGATCGCGCGGCTCCGGCTGAATGCGTCCGACTCTGTCGAGCGCGACGAGCAGATCCACATCCGGTCTCCAGGCTACAAGGAAGACCTCAAGAAGGGCGAGGGCTGGGCGGTCGAGAAGGGATTCATGCCGCAGTCGCTCGGCGCCTGGTGGATGAAGCTCTGGATCGAGAAGACCGCAAAGGGATCGCACGGCATCCGGTTCAGCGTGGAGGCCGCGAAATGACCGACGAGCCGAAGAAGTCGAAGCCGAAGCCGGCCGCGCCGCAGGCCAAGGACATCGAGGCCGGAGTCATGGCGCAGCTGGCGCGCGAGACCGTCGAGACCATCGGAGCCGACGCGGTGCTGATCGTCTGGACGAAGCAACGCCGAAGGAACACCGAGATAAACTCGACCGCGATCGGCAATATGCTCGCCGTGCATGGCCTGATGCGCCATGTCCGCGCGCGCATCGACGAGATCGAGGATCCCGATGATGACGAAGAGGAAGAGGACGAGTCCGAGGAAGACGACGAATAGGAGAACACCATGAAGAAGAGCTGGAAGACTTCGGCGGCAGGCATCGGCGCGATTCTCGTCGCGCTCGGCTCTGCTCTCTCTGCGACCTTCGACGCGGATCCCGTGACCGTGCCCGACTGGGGCGCGCTCGTCGCGGCGATCATCGCCGGCGTCGGACTGCTCGCCGCGCGCGACAACGACAAGAGCAGCGAAGAGGTGGGAGCGAAGTGAGATGCTCGACCGCATCGTCGCGGCCGTCGCGCTCGCGCTGCTCCAGTACCTCGAGCGCCGGATCGAGCGCGGCTCGACGGCCGTCGACGCGGCTCCTGATCGCGATCGCCTGCGCCGCGGCGGCGCTCGGATCCGCGAGTGGCTGCGCGAGAACTGTGCTCGTGACGGAGGCAAGCCCGGTGCGCGCCGGCCCTGAGTTCACGGGTCGCGTGTATGCGCTTGTCGACGGCGAGTGGCGACTCTCGTCGGGAGCCGTGCAGATCCCAGAAGGCTGGTATCTCGTGCCGCCGAGCTTTGTCGAGGGGCCGCACGAATGAAGGCGCGGACTCTGCTGCGCGCGCCGAAGAGCGACGGGAGCGTCTGGCTGACGACCGGCGCGGTCGCGCAGGCGCTCGGATGCTCGGTGCGTCACGCGTGCAAGCTCATCGACTCCGGTCGCCTGATCGGATGCCGACTCCCCGGTTCGAGGCATCGGCGCGTCACGGCTGAATCTCTGCTCTCCTACATGGAACACATGGGACTACGGAAGGCGCGCGGATGCTGAAGCACTTCCCACCAGAGGCCGGGATCCGGCTCGGCTCCGGCCTGTCGATCACCGACGGCAAGATCAGCTCGAGCGCGTCCGGCGGCTCGGTCTCGGTCAATGTGCAGGAGTTCACGGCGTCCGGCACTTGGACGAAGCCAAGCGGAGCGCTCTGGGTTCGCGTGCTCGTCATCGGCGGCGGCGGCGGAGGTCAGGCCGGCACGACCGCGGCAGGTGGGATCGGCGGATGTGCCGGACTGACGCAGATCGTCGAGTTCCGCGCGGCCGACCTCGGCAGCACCGAAAGCGTCACCTGCGGAGCCGGAGGCCTCGAAGCCTCGCTCGGGAGCGACACGACATTCGGCACCTCGACGATCTGGGTGCGAGCGACTGGTGGACGCGGCGCGAACGCGACCACAAGAACTCGAGACGGGTCGACGCTCATCAACGGATTCGGCGCAGGAGGAGCGGCCGGAGCGCCGGGCCGTCACGGCTTCGTCGACGGTTCGGGCGGCGGAGGTGGCGGAGGCGCAACGACTACGAGCAATGGCTCGGCAGGCGGCAAGGGAGGCTCTGGAGAATGGGCCTCGACAACTCCCCAGACTGGCAGCGGCTCGGCTGGCGGAACCTCCGTGAGCCGTGAAGGCGTCGCAGGAACGGTCTCCGCAAATGGCTTCGGCAACGGCGGAGGAGGCGGAGCCGGGAACAACGCAGGCAGAGGCGGTGGCGGCGGAGCCGGCATTCGCGGCTCTGGCGGCGGAGGCGGAGGCCGCGGATCGACCAACGGCGGAACCGCAGGCAACGGCGGCACGGGATACGCGATCATTCACACCATCTGCTCAACATGATCCGAGTCGCACTCATCCTCGACGGAGTCGTCGTCCAGATCGCTGCATGGGACGGCGTCGCGCCGTGGGATCACCCGCTCGGGATGGCAGGTGTCGAGCTCACCGAAGACGAATGGTGCGAGACGGGCGCGATCTACGATCCGAACGGATCGCCGCGATTCACACCGCTGCTCTGACCGATCTACGCGATCCGATGATGTATGCTCTGATTCGAGACGGGCAGATCGTGGAAGTGCTTTCCTTCGTGCCGTGCGCTGCGCCTGGCGAGACGGTCATGCCGATGAGAGAGGCGATCGCGCTGGGGATACCCTACGCGTAGCAGAGGAGAAGAGAGCATGGGACTGAGCGATATCGCTTGGCGATCGCAGCTTCGGCAGGATCGCTTCGTCGCGGAACTGCTGCAAGGCAAGCGCGACGGCACCTTCGTCGACATCGGCGCAGGCGATCCGGAGCAGATCAGCAACACGGTCGTCCTCGAGCGCGACTTCGGATGGCGCGGTCTGCTCTGCGACCTCGCGCACTACGATGCGCTCCGCGCGCATCGGCCGACTGCGCTCGTCCTCAAGGACGCGCTCGTCCCGACGATGCGCGACTGGACCGAGTATTTCCTGAGCGTCGAGCGGATTAAGCAGCACGAGGAGCAGGCCGCGCATCCTTGGTCGTGGCACAAGATGCGGGCGCTGACGGGATGGATCGACTACCTCTCGCTTGACCTCGAGCCGCCGGAGCTGACGATCGAGGTGCTCCTCCGTCTGCCGGCTGACTATCGCTTCCGCGTCGCGACCATCGAGCACGACCAGTACCGCGACGAGAACGGGCCGCTCCGCAAGGAGCTCGTCCGGACGCTGATGGCATGGCGCGGATACCTGCTCGTCGCGGAGATCGGTGCCAAGGACTACGGCCCGATCGAGGACTGGTTCATCCATCAGGAAAGCGGAATCACGATCGAGCACGCGGCGAAGGTGCTGCGCGAGATGGAGATCGGATGAAGCGCAAGCCAGCAGAGCGACCGACCCGCGAGATGCCTCTCGATCTCGATTTGATCGAGAAGCTCTCGTCAATCGGCTGCACTCAGGAGGAGATCGCGGCCGTCTGCGGATGCACGGCACGCACGCTGCGCAACCGCGCAAAGGATCAGATGCGCGCAGGCATGGAGAAGATGCGGGTTAGCCTCCGTCGATGGCAGTACGAGAAGGCCAAGGAAGGCAATGTGACGATGCTGATCTGGCTCGGCAAGCAGTACCTCGGGCAGAGCGACCGCCAGGAACAGAAGATCACGGAAGAGGTCGTGACCATCGAGCGCATCGCGCCGAAGATCGCTCTCTCGGAGTCGGCGTGATTGCGCGTCCGTCTGCCGTCGCTCGCGTCCGTCCTGCATCCCTCGCAGCGTGAGGTACACGCCGCGCTCGCGCGGTTCTCCGTGCTCGAGATCGGCCGTCGCTGGGGGAAGACGACCTTCGGCATCCAACTGGCGATAGACGACGCGGTCTCCGGCCGGAAGGTCGGTTGGTTCGCGCCTTCGTACAAGTACCTCGCCGATCCCGTGCGCGAGTTTGAGCGCGCGCTAAAGCCTGTCGTGCGCCGCATCGACCGCATAGAGAAGCGCATGGAGCTGAAGACGGACGGCAGCATCGACTTCTGGACGCTCGAAGACATCGACTCAGGCCGTGGCCGATCGTACGATCGGATCGTCGTCGACGAGGCCGGCTTTGCGCCGCGTCTGCTCGAGGCATGGCGCGCGTCGATGCGCGCAACGCTCGCAGACCGCAAGGGCCGGGCGCTCTTCCTCGGCACGCCCAAGGGAACGGGCGACTTCCATCGGCTCTATCTCGAGGCCGAGGGCGACACAACAGGCGAGTGGCGCGCGTTCCGCATCGGCTCGGTCGCGAATCCGCACCTAGACCCGAGCGAGATCGAGGCCGCGAGACGGATGCTTCCGGCCGAGGTCTTCGCGCAGGAGTTCGAGGGCGTGCCGGCCGAGGACGGCGGAAATCCGTTCGGCCTCGACGCGATCCGTGAGTGCATCGCGCCGATGCCAGAGACGGCCGTCGAATGCTGGGGCGTCGACCTTGCGAAGTCGCAGGACTGGACGGTTGCGGTCGGCCTCGACGGCGAGGGCCGCGTCTGCCGGCTCGACCGATGGCAGGGGCCGTGGAGCGTGACGCGCGAGCGTCTCGCGCGCATGATCGGCGAGAAGCCGGCGCAGATCGACTCGACGGGCGTCGGCGATCCGATCGTCGAGGATCTCCGCAAGGTCTGCCGTCGCGCCGAGGGCTTCAAGTTCACCTCCCAGAGTAAGCAACAGCTCATGGAAGGCCTGCAACTCGCGATACAAACTCGCGAGATTCGCTTTCCTGACGGTTGGTTGCGGAGCGAACTAGAGGCCTTCGGCTTCCGATACTCGGGGAGAGCCGTCTCGTACGAGGCGACGGTCGGGCACGACGACGGCGTCTGCGCGCTCGCGCTTGCCGTCCTCGCGCGAAGGCAGCGAAAGCCCCTCCTCCTGAAAGTCATCTGATGATCCTGAGCCGAATCAAGGCAGCACTCAACGCGAATCGCTGGCTCCAGTCCTCGATGCGGATCGTCTCCGGCGGCGGCGATGCCGCGCGCCAGCCGTTCTCGTATCAGGCCGCGGTCATGGCGAACCGCTCGTGGATCTACGCGGCCGCGCACCTGAACGCGCAGGCCGTCGCGAGCCAGCCGCTGCGCCTCTATGTGCGGTCTCGCGGAACGGCCGTCAAGCTCTGGAAGACGGCGCGGCCGTCGCGTGCGACCTTCGCGCGGTTCGCCGGCGAGCGCGACGACCGTCCGTCGCCTTTCGTGATGCAGAAGGCCGCGGAGTTCGGCGACGACTACGAGGTTGTCACCGAGGCGCATCCTGTCCTGACGCTGCTGGATCAGCCGAACGCGTACACCAACGGCTACGAGGCGACGATGCTACGCGTGCTCTTTCAGGAGCTCACGGGCAACGCGTACCTCCACCCAGTCATCGACTCGCAGACGGGCGTCCCTGTCGAGCTCTGGTCGATGCCGTCGCAGTATGTGGAGATCGTGCCCGGAAAGACGCAGTTCATCGACGCATACCTCTACGGCGCGTCGCGCGACCAGCGCCGGATCTTCGCGGCCGATGAGGTCATTCACTTCAAGCGCCCGAATCCCGGCGACCTGTACTACGGCCTCGGCAAGCTCGAGGCCGCATGGGGCGCAGCGACGATGAACGCGGCCGTGAAGGACATGGATCTGTCCTTCTTCCAGAACAAGGCGCGGCCCGACTACCTGCTCACGATCAAGAGCAACGCGTCGCAAGAGGAGATCGAGCGGCTCGAGGTGCAGATCGACGAGAAGCTCCGCGGCAAGGAGCGGACGGGACGCTTCCTCACGGCGACGGCCGACATCGACCTGAAGCCGATGAACTTTCCGCCGAAGGATCTCGGCGGACGCGAGGACATCGTCGAGGAGATCGCCGCGGTGTTCGGCGTTCCGGTCTCGATGCTGAAGGCGAACGACCCGAATCTCGCGAGCGCGACGGTCGGCTTCCAGTCGTGGAAGGCGATCTCCGTGCTTCCTCTGCTTCGCCTGGACGAGCAGACGCTCAACTCGCAGCTCCTCCCGCTCTTCGGCATCGAGGACGACGCGTTCCTCGCGTACGATTCGCCCGTCGTCGAGGACGAGAAGTTCGAGTTTGAGAAGCGCCGCTCGTCGGTCGCGGCCGGAATCATCACGGCGAACGAGGCGCGCAAGCTCGAAGGCCTCGAGCCTGTCGCCGACGAGATGGCCGATCGCCTGCTGATCAACGGCCAGCCGCTCGGCGGCCCGGCTCCTGCGATGCCGGCGCTTCCGTTTGGCGCTAGTATCCAGACGGATACACCTGACCCCGCTCCGCAGCCCGAGCGCAAGGACGCGCTCGGCGACTGCGTTTCCGAGAAGATCCCGACGCTCATCGCCGAGGGATACGAGCAGGATCAGGCCGTCGCGATCGCGTACTCGATGTGCCGCGACGGCAAGACGCTCGAGGACATCCTCGACGAGCGCGGCTCGCAGATGCGCTCGAAGGCGCTCTCGGACATCGACACGAAGCCACCGCAGACGGTCGCCGACAACGCGCGCCGAGCGCTCGAGGTTCGCGCGCGGAAGCCTGAGTCGCAGCGCGGGATGACCGCGGTCGGCATCGCCCGCGCGCGAGACCTCGCCAACCGCGTCGAGCTCTCCGAAGACACGATCCGGCGAATGCTCGCGTACTTCGAGAGGCACGAGGTCGACAAGCAGGGCGAGACATGGGACGACCAGGGCAAGGGCTGGCAGGCGTGGAACGGCTGGGGCGGAGACGACGGCTTTGCGTGGGCGCGTCGCAAGGTCGAGCAGTTCGACCGCGAGCGCGAGCGCAAGGCCGCAGGCAAGTCGCTTTCGACAAAGTGCGGTTGCGGATGTGGATGCGACGAAGACGAAGAGACATTCGAGATGTCTGCCGAGATGTTCGCAAAGATCGTCTCAGAGCTTGAACTGGAGACAGAGGATCAGGGTGAGGAGATCCTCAAGAACTGCGGAGTAGGTTCGGAGGGATTTGAAGAAGGCAACACCTGCGCTGGCGGCGGAGGTGGAGGCGGCGGAAGTTCCGGATCTTCGAAGCCTGCTGCAAAGCCGACATCGGAAAAGCCGTCGAAGCCATCAAAGCCGTCCAAGCCGAAGGTCGGAAAGCCTGACAAGGGCAAGCCTCCGGCGGAAGGCATGGCAGCACCAAAGCAGCATTCAATCGCGCTTCCACCGAAGCCGAACAAGATCAACATCGACCAGGCCGAAAGCGCGCTGCGTTCGATGGGATACGAGATGACTGCGTGGAAGCCTTCCGCGACTGGAACGACAGTTTCCATCAAGGATCCATCTGGCAAGGAGACGAAGCTTCCTGTTCACGAAGCCATCAATCTGATCTATGCGAACAGCAGCGACCCGAAGGCAAACGCGGCGCCAGCCGTCAAGCCGAAGAAGTCTGCTCCTGCCATTTCGCAAAAGGCGCTTTGGAGCGTGATGACGAAGGCGAGCGAGCGCGACGCCGAGCGCGAGTTCGACAAGATCACCGAGCAGGAGCAGGAAATCGGCAGGGCCGTCTCGAAGGTGCTCGAGAAGCAGGTCGCCGAGGTCATCGCGACGATCCGCAAGGAAGGCAGGCCGACGCGCGCGACCGTGCAGAAGGTCGAGAAAATACTCCGAGAGAGCCGCTGGAACGCGGAGCTTGTCAACGCGCTGCGGCCGTACCTCGCGGACGCGATCACGCAGGGCGTCTCGCTCGGTCTCGACACGGTCGGAAAGATGGTCACGGGAGCGCCCGACTTCACGCCGGCGCGCGACGACCTCCGCGCATACGCGCAGTCCGAGTCCGTGCGACTCGCTCGCACGGCAGCGGCCGGAGTGAACCGCTACACCTCAGTCCGCGTCGGCGAGATCCTCGGCGACGGCATAGCGGACGGAGAAACCATCGACCAGCTCGCGAGCCGCGTGCAGGACTGGGCAGGCGAGAAGGGCGACGCCGACCGCGCGACGCGCAACCGCGCCGTGACGATCGCCCGCACCGAGGCGCAGCGCGCGACCCGCAAGGCCGAGCTCGAGGCGTGGAAGTCGACGGGCATCGTCGAGGGGAAGACATGGCTCCTCGCGCCTGATCCGTGCGAGTTCTGCGAGGCCGCTGCGAAGGCATTCGAGTCGAAGGCCGTCGGCCTCGACGACTCGTTCTACCAGAAGGGCGAGACGCTCGAAGGCGCAGACGGAGGTGCGCTCGTCCTCGACTACGAGGCGATCGACGCTCCTCCGCTGCACCCGAACTGCCGATGCTCGATGGAGCCGAAGCTCGCCGGCGAGTACGGGGCGATCCAAGACGAGATCAACGCCGAGGTGGACGCTCACTTCGAGCAGCTCAAAAGGGAGCAGCAGGCATGAATAGCATGATCGTGAAGGCGCTCGCGGCCGAGGTCTCGGCGACGGCCAAGGGATTCACCGCGACGATCACCGCGGAGACCCTCGACCGCGACGGCGAGGTGCTGATCCCGCAGGGAATGAACTCCCGCGAGTTCGACCAGAATCCCGTGCTCTTCTGGAATCACGACTACGCGAAGCCTGTCGGAAAGTGCGTCGGCCTCAAGCGCGGCGAGCGCGCGATCGTCGGGGAGTTCACCTTTGCGAAGAAGCCAAACGGCTATGTCGGCGAGTTCTTCCCCGAGGTCGCCGCGGCGCTCGTCGGTCAGGGCATCGTCAACGCGGTCTCGGTCGGCTATGTGCCGGAGGCCGGCGGCGTGCGCCGCGCGACGGACATCGACCGCAAGAAGTACGGCGACGAGGTGCAGACGATCTTCTCGCGCTGGAAGCTGCTCGAGGTCTCGCTCGCACCGCTCCAGGCGAACCCGGACGCGCTCATCACGGCCGTGAAGAAGGGTCTCGTCTCGCCTGTCGCCGCGAAGCAGTTCTTCGGCGTCGAGGCTCCGAAGCGCACGGTCGTGACGATCGAGCTCCCGGCCGCGCGCTCAACCGCCGCGAAGCCTGCGCCGATCAGCGTTGCGGAGATCGCTCGTCGCGAGATCGCTCGCGCGCGCGGCTCTATCTACCTCTGATCCTGCGACGCGGCCTACGGCGAGTGCCTGCAAGCGCGTCTTGATGGTGCAAGAGGCGGATCCCAACGGAGGATCTGCTCATGCAGACCATGAATCTCGACAAGTTCCGCGAGGCGCTCACCCTCGCGGCGCGCGTCAAGGGCGAGCCGGGCGTCGTTGCCCAGAAGAAGCTCATCCTCGACCGCTACATGATCGTCGACGCCGACGGCGTCGCGGTCGATCCTGAAATGCTCGACATCACCATCTCCCCGGCCGCTCCGATGGTCGAGGAGGACGCCGCCAAGCCGGCGGAGGAAGACCCCATGACCAACGAAGAGATCACCAAGAGCGTCCGCGCGGTCGTCGCCGCGGAGCTCAAGGCGTCGCCGCGCGCGAACGCCGTCGTCGCCGAGCCGAAGGCGTGGGAAACCGCCAAGGTCTACGGCAAGCTGAAGAACCTCACCAACAAGGAGCAGGCCTTCCGCTTCGGCACCTGGTGCCTCGGCGCGATGGGTCACAAGAAGTCGGCCGACTGGTGCGCGGCCAACGGCCTCGCGCTCCGCACGAAGGGTCACACCGAGGGCGTGAACAGCGCCGGCGGCTTCCTCGTGCCGGACGAGTTCGAGAACGAGCTCATCACCCTCCGCGAGCAGTACGGCGTCTTCCGTCGCAACGCGCGCATCTGGCCGATGTCGAGCGACACGCTCCGCATCCCGAAGCGCTCGTCGACCCTGACCGCGTACTTCGTCGGCGAGGCTGCTGCTGGCACCGAGTCGCAGCAGGTGTTCGACAGCGTGCAGCTCGTCGCGAAGAAGCTGATGGCTCTCACGACTGTCTCGAGCGAGCTGCTCGAGGACGCGGTCGTGAACATCGGCGACGACATCGCCGGCGAGATCGCGTACTCGTTCGCGCAGAAGGAAGACGCCTGCGGCTTCCTCGGCGACGGCACCTCGACCTACGGCGGCATCGTCGGACTCCAGAACGCGCTCACCAACGCGACCTACCAGGTCAGCGATGGCGGTGCGACTGCTCCGAGCGGAGTCACGATCGCGGAAATCACGAAGGGAATCGGCAAGCTCCCGGCGTGGGCCTACCAGCGGAACAATGTGAAGATCTACTGTCACAAGTCGGTCTATCACAATGCCTTCGAGCGTCTCGCGATGACTGCCGGCGGCGTGACCGCTGCCGAGATCGCTGCTGGCTCTCAGCCGCGCTTCTTCGGCTACCCGGTCGAGTTCGTCCAGGTGATGGATGCGAATCCCGACGCTGACGGCGAGACCTTCGCGTTCATCGGCGACCTCTCGCAGGGTTGCTACTTCGGCGACCGTCGCTCGACCTCGGTTGCGTTCTCCGACTCGGCGCTGAACGCGTTCGAGCAGGACGAGCGCGTCGTCCGCGGCACCGAGCGCTTCGACATCGTCTGCGCCAATGTCGGCTCGTCCACCGAGTCGGGCGCGGTCATCAAGCTCACCCTCTGATCGGAAGGACTTCCACACATGGTTCCCAGCAACAGCAAGACGGTCGTCCTCGCGGTCAACGCCGGCACGGCTACCGTCTCGACTCTCACGGCGACGGTCGACACGAAGGGCTTCTCCTTCGCGAAGATCCTCTGCCTCTCCTCCTCGACCGGGACGGTCTCGACCGGCACGAACAACAAGATCGAAGACGCGGACGCCTCGACTGGCACCTTCGCGACCTTCGCTGGCTTCGTGCAGGGCACGGACTGGACTGGCTCGACCTCGACCAACAGCACGCAGAACGCAAAGGTCCTCTGGAACATCCCGCTCCAGGGCCGCAAGCGCTACCTGAAGGTCACCTTCACGCACGCGACCGGCGGCGGCGGCACGATCGTCGCCGAGCTCGAGCGTCCCTCGAACGGCATCTCGGCTTCGACCGAGG